CAGTCGAAATATCCCACGCCGTTGTCAGCGTATATTGATACACAGCATTATTGCCGCGACTCATCGTGTAGACTTTGGTTCCGTCCGCACTGAATGCCAGGTCATTCTGATTAGTGTCTTCGGACGATACATCGAGTGATTTGCTTGCATAGCTGCCAGTCGAAATATCCCACGCCGTTGTCAGCGTATATTGATAGATCGAATCGGACGACCCAATCACATACGCCTTTGTGCCGTCTGGGCTGAACGCTACACCATGCGGGACAGTTTCCTCACTATTCACGCTCAGTGATTTGCTGGCGTATGAACCCGTCGACACATCCCAAGCACCGTCAATCTGCCCGCGCAGAATATCAACTCCACCCTCAATCAACGCGTAGTCATTCAGATCAACCTGGCCACCTGCCTGCGGTGTCGTGTCCTCAACGACATTCGACAACCCGCCGCCGCCCGCCGCCGCTTGAAACGTCGGAGCCACTCCCGCTCCGTTGCTCGTCAGAACGTGCGTTGCTGTCCCCACTGCTACGGCTGCAGCGTTACCGCTCGAATCCCACGTAATAAGCTCGCCGTCCGTGCCTGATGCGAGACCACCGATCGGGAGTCCTGTGCAGTTAGTCAGCACGCCGGATGCCGGTGTTCCAATTGCTGGAGTTGTCAGCGTTGGACTCGTAGCAAACACCGCCAGACCTGTCCCGGTTTCGTCTGACAGTGCAGCAGCCAGTTGAGCCGACGAGAATGACCCCAGAACGGCCGCATTCCCCACGCTGGTCACATGCCCTGTCAGGTTCGCGTTCGTCGTCACGTTGCCAGCAGTGAGACCTGCAGCAGTCCCTGTCAGATTTGTGGCCACACCGGACGCAGGAGTCCCCAGAGCTGGCGTCACAAGCGTGGCACTCGTAATCGTGGGAGATGTCCCGAACACCAACGCTCCCGTGCCGGTTTCGTCACTGATCACGCCGAGCAACTGAGCCGAGGTCGTCGCCGCAAACTGACTCAACGGATCCGCAACCAACGCATCACCACCACCTGACAGCGTCTGCCATGAGCAAGTGTCGTCACCGTCTTCACGCAGGAACTTACTGCCGCCAGTCTCCCCCGTTGAGGCAATCGCTGTGCCCTCAATCGCCGTCCCGCTCCAAGTGCCCGCTGTGATTGTCCCCAGCGTTGTGATATTGGCCGTTCCAGCCCATGTGGAAAGCGCGGTATTTTCAACCGACCCGATCCCCAGCGTCGTCAGCATCGCTCCCGTGGTCGCATCGTCCAGCAGGGTTTCCGCCACAGCAGTGACCGTCACCGCCGACGTCGCACCACCTGTGACCTTCACCAGCCCGGAATACGCGCTCACGTCGGCTTCCAGTCCGCCACGTTCATGTGTCAGCGTACCTGACGTGATCTCTGTGGCCGCGTGGTTGTGGCTGACCCCGAGGATGTCCGACACCAGAACACGCCGTGCAGCGCTCGCTGACGTGTCGTACACCGCGATGTAATCACCAGCGACTGGCGATGCTTCTGCGGTAAATGTGTTTATGACTTTGAACAGGTTCTCAAGAGTGATCTTTCGATCCAGCGGAGTTCCTGCCGGGTCGTCCGAGATGTAAAGCGGGTCGTCCTTGTCCGGTGCTGTGAGCGCCGTCAAGTCAGTGAGGAGTGAGTCCGCCATGTCGTTGCCTTTAGATGGTTTCCGTGTCGGAATTCAGCTTTTTGAGTTCTTCCAGTTGCTGGCTCAGCAGTTCGTTTTGTGCGGATATCGCCGCTGCTGTCGCTGCTCCACCGGGACCGCTCCCCAGGCTCGCACCGTCAGTACCAGCCGGCGGAGCAGGCCCATTCAGGCGGACTGGCCCGAGTCTTTGAGCGTCTCTTCCAGCCCGTTCGCGGATCGCCTGTTGTGTCGGGATGACCTCGATGTTTTCCTGGACTGGAGATGCACCTGCGATGTCCTGCTTTGACACACCAAACGCGAACCGAGCACTATCCTCTGCGAGCTTCTTCAGTCCTGCTACCGCGTCGTTCATAGCTGTGAGCGCAGGGACGAAGACGGTTTCCATGACAGGCCCCACGATCTGTTGTGAGAACCTCTCAAACTGACCGTTCATCTCGTTCATGCTCTGGTCGAGTTTTGTCACTGAGTTGTCAGCGATCCGTTCCATCGTGCCGCCGACATCACTCAACGTGGCAATGAACCCTTCCAGCTTTTCACTGGTTCCCAGGAGCATCTGAATAGCACCAACCGATTTGTCCGAGAATCCCAACGCCATCAGCTCGGCTTTCTTTTCTGCGTCTGACAACCCGTCCATCAGCTTCGTCAATTCCTTGATTGCATTCGCCACGCCGAGGAACTTGCCTTGCTGGTCGAATATCTCCACGCCAGCCGCTGCGAATGCTTCTTTCTGCTTGAGTGATTTCGTGGTCAGGTCACGCAGCACAATTCCGAACTTCGTCCCGGCCTCGGCACCCTTCGCCCCCTGATCCGCGAACACAGCGAGCGTCGCGATTGTTTCGGCCAGACTCACGCCGTAAGTCCTTGCAGCAACCGCAGCGCCGTTAGTCATTGCCTCACTGAATTGCTGCGTAGACGCGTTGGCGAGCGTCTCAGCCCGGACGAGCGTGTCACCCACCAGTTTCAGGTTTGCAAGTTTCTCGGCGGCTGTGCCGGCGCTCAGTCCCATCGCTGACTGTGCGTCCGTCAGCAGGTCCGTCGCCGTCGCCATGTCGAAGTTGCCAGCCTGAGCGAACTTCGCCACTTCCCCGATCGAATTGAGTTGCTCCTCAACCGTCAGACCTGCGGACGCCAGAAAGTAGAACGCCTGAGCCGCTTCCGTCGCCGAGAACTTCGTCGTCTCAGACACACTGAGCGCCGCCTCACGCATCCGTTCCGATTGCTCGACTGATGCGCCCTGGATCGCAACGCTCCGCGTCAAGGCTCGCTCAAACCCCTGCGAGTTACTCAATGCCTTGCCGGCTATCGCCATCCCGCCGCCGACCCCAGCCAGAGCTAAAGCACCACGCCCCGCCGATTTCGCCATCAGGCCGAATTGCGTATTCAGGCCCTTTGTCTGTGCAGATGCCGCACGCGCATTCGAAGTGAAATTCTTCGAATCCATACGCAGATAAGCAACGATGTCGCCGATGGATGCCATGCCCGCTGGTCACCTGTTGCGCACTATCGACCGAACGCCGCGAACACGCCCAACTGAGTCTGCTCGTACAGCTCCTCGTCCGTCAGCTCCTGCCAGGACTCATCGCGGAATCCCCACGCTTCGAGAATCTTATCCGGGTCCAGCGTGACGCCCTCGGCACCCTGCAGTGCGGCTATCGCGTGCAGTGCCGCCAGGATGTCCGCTCGCTGACGGGCCTCGATGTCAGGACCGAACGGGCACGATTCGAAGAACTCGACAGCCTCGACCCAGTCCTGGGTCGACACTGATCGAAGAAATGCGGCGGCTGACGGATATCCGGCCTGGAGGGCGAATCTCCACGCCAGCCGCCGCCAGGGGGTCAGTTTCCCCCTGCGTTCTCCGGCTTCTTGTTCATGCCCAGCATTCTCAGGCAGTGATTGCCGAGGTTCTCACACAGTTCGGCTGGCATGTTCAGGATCTCATCCAAACCACCATCGGGGAATGAGTCACCCTCAATGAATACCGGTGAGCCTGACTCATCCGACACGCACACCTGAATTAAGCGAGCCTGAAACAGTCGCCGCTTAGTTGCGTCCGGGTCACCGTTCTCGTCCAGCATCCAGGCCTGGATCAGTTCGGAATTCTCCGCCTCGCTCAGATTCCTCACCCACAACGCCACCCCGTAATCGTCGAGGCCCACTACCTTCTCTGTGCGTCTCCAGTCGAGCTGTTTCAGCGCTTGACGTAGTGCGTTCATCCGTCGAGTCTCTCCAGGCGTGTTTCGTGTGCCTTCTCAGCGTCCCCGTCGGCCGCGTCGTGCTGCCTCTGACCCGTCAATTGAGCCTTGTGCAGCTTCTCCCCCGCAATCAGTGCGGCCTCGATCTTCGGAGCCGTCATGCCGCATTTCTGCCGGCACTCATCGTCGTACGGCTCCGCAGCCCCCATCATCACCAGATAGTACGCGCCCGGATGATCGACAATGTGACCCTCTTGGGCCCGGATGCTGGTGCGTCGCTTGTACTCATCCCACGTGATCTGCCGTGAGGCACACAGATTCATCTGCACCTGACGGGCACGTAGCGTTGCTTCCTGGTCGAGCACACCGCCCCGCATGATCATCAGATCGGGATGCGTGATCTCCTGCGACCGAATCAACTTCGCCCTCATGAATCCCCCCGGACTCGTTACGCCGTGACAACCGGAACGCCGTCGATATCACCTTCAATCTCGGCTTTCATCCCGTCGCGGGCAGCGGTGACCGCTTTGAATTTCAACCCAGCGCTGACCCAGTCAATCTCCGACGCCCCGGTATTCGGAAACACGATCTGCCATGTCGTCTTGGCTGGCGTGGCGATGTCGTCGCTCAACTTGATGTGTGGCGCCAGTGCCGGATCCCAGAAGATCATTGCAGTGAACGGGTCGGAATCGGTGTATCCAGTCAACTCACGAGCCACACCGACGCCTGCCTGATCCAGCGTGAGGTTTTCGAAACTGGTCGACTGCATGGACGGCGCATCAACTTCGATGAGCTGTGCGATCGTCGTCATGGTCGACGCGATATCAATCTGCAGGACTGTTCCCTTGCACTTTGAAAATGCCATGCGTTCGTCCTTATGTGACTGCCGTTAGATCGTACTTGTACCCGACTTCCGCCATAAGTAACCGACGGTACACCCTGACCGTATCGTCGTCATCCCGAATTGTGATGGGCTCTTCGTCAGTGCCGCCATCGATCAGAGTCAGGCACTCGACTGTTTCCGCGCCGATAGTTGCGCCGTACTCCAGTTCAAGCAGTGATCTCCGCACGAGGTCTGAGACCGTGTCGATGTCGGCAAAGTCATCAGAGCGAATCTCCACCACCACTGTCGGGAACTGCAGGTCGACTGACACATCGAGCGTACTGCTGATGTCGTGGTCCTCGGTCGATATCACCACGTGCGGTAATGCTTCGCGTGACGGGTCCACAGAACCAAACAGCACGCGATTATCCACGATTGCCGTTATCTCAGTCTTTCCCACCAGATGGGCGCGTAAGGCTGTATCGAGGCTCATATCGCTCTCCTCACCGCTTTGACTTCCGCATCCAGCTTAACCCGCGCTATCCTGATCATCGCCGTCCGTGCCGCCGCCGTACCTGGCGACATCGACCGCTGCATGATCTTCAGTTGCCGTATCCGTCCCGTTTTCTGGCCTGACTTCGTCGTCCGCACCTTCGTTCCCAATGCGAACCAGTGGACATTGTCTTTTGCCACGCCGACGCCGCCCTTGTGTTTTCCGGACCTGTTCGCCGTGTTCGTCTTGCCGACTCCTAGACCAACCTTAGCCTCCATCGCATCCTCGCCCCATCGCCGTTTGAACCGTTTGCCGATCGTCCGCTTGATCGCTCGCCTCAGGTCAGGACTCAGTCCCGCCTCCGCGTCAACCAGCGTCCGCACCACTTTAGCAAATGCCGTCATTCCGGCGTTCGTGGACGATCTGGTGATCGCTCTGGCGGACTTACTGGCCAGCAGGTTTAATCGGGCATCAATCTCCGCAATGCCCGTTACACGCGAAGCCTGTCCGCCTGAGCGTTTGTATGATGCCATTTCAGGTCGCCGCCTGCATGAATTCCAGATATGTGACCCGCAAATGATGCTCAGCACCATTCTTGAGCGTCACAACGCACGTCTCAGGCCCATCCTCGTCTTCCTGGACGCCTGATACGCTCGACACCTCAGACAGCACAATCGCCACGTCGAGGCCGCTGTCGCCGTCTGTGAATTCCTGGAAGTCGCCCATCAACAACCCCCGATCAGACACACTATCCAGCAGACACCCATGATGACCACTGCCCACGACAATTCGTTGCCAGGCCACTTCCAGTCACTCATGCTGGCTCGGCATCAACGCGGATCGTTTCGCGTCGACCGTCCGGGTCGTACGCATTCACAACGTGCAGAATCGTACCATCCTCACGGGTCGCTCGGTCTCCTGATGTGATGGTCACTGACGCAGCCGTGTGGCGGATCAGAATCGCATGGTCGGAGCCCTTGATCCCGCATTGACCCCACACCGTGATGTTCGCGTCCCAGTTATCGGCCGATCCGTCCTGATGCCCGTACACGTCCCGCGTCGGCGCCGCTGCTGGCGTCTCAAACACGATCCGCTCTCGCATGTTCCCGGCAATCGGCATCACACAGAGGCCATAAACAGAGGGTCGTGATGAGTATACGGCATCAGCAGTGCGTCGATGGCGGTCGATTCG